ACGAGTTCAATGCGTCGGGCGTTGCTACTGGTCGAGGTGGTGCTAAGTGGTATCCGTCAAGCGTGAAGGCACTACTTGAAAGCGAACGAGCTCAAGCTGTTGCGGTCTAAGGCGTTATGCCAGCCGCACTAATGCTTGTATAACTATGTTTTTCTTGCTACTTGGTGAGCTGTTTTACTCGAGCTAATACTGGTTTTGAAAAGTTAGCGAATTTTGTTAATAACCCGCCAAGTTTTGTTGCGCTTGTGTTTGTTGGGCTGGAAACAACTATGAAACATTGATAGGCAAGTGAGTTAAGAGTGTTGTTGATTTGAGTGTTGAGTGGCTTTAGTACTGGATCGTTTGGAATGGTTGCAGTATCGAATTGATAGGCAAGTGTTTGTAGTTTTCCGCACACACGGGACGTGCCAGGTGTGTCGTTTGAGGAGATGGCCACTTCTAGCGCTGTGTAGTACGTAACAAAACTTTTGGATACTGAGACGTATGTTTTTACCCATTGTTGTACTGATGCGTTTTCGGAGGCTCCCGCTGGTGTTGTTATCGTTCCTGCGTAGAAACTAAGTGAAGCGATTAAAGCTCCTGCACTCAATAGGCTGGTTTTGTTTAGTTTCATAATTCTCCTTTTTTGTATGTCTATCGCATAAGCCAAGTAGGCACGCTCCTTTTTTTGTGACGCTGTCAGTTGAGTAGTCACTGACTAGTCATATGCCTAGAGGGGGTTGTCTATTAGAGCGAGTATCTAGCTGACGGAGAACTGTCATTTTCACTATCAGGGGCTATCTTTTTAGAAGGGGGTCTTTATGCTTCACATAATTTACGGTGTGGTTGCTGTGCTTGGGTTTCTGTTTGTTTTGGTGGCAAAGAAGTAACAACGACTTAAATGGTTGCCTCGGTGTTGGCCTTCTCGTCGTGTTCTCTGATTATCTTGGTTATTCGGTCTATTTCTGCCGATATTTCCTCAGCGGTCATATGAGACAGAGGGTTATCCTCAATTAGTTTTCGTGGCACGTCGAGGCCGTAGAGCTTTGCTCTGCGTTTCATTATTGCCAACACCCTGTCAACAGATCGTAGGTCTCCGTTGATGGCGTTCTCCCATATTGCGGCGTGAAGCTCGTCAAGACGCAACCCTTCTAGGGTTCTTAGTTCATCTACCAGCTCATAAGGAACGGCTACTAGGGCGTTCTGCACTCTGCGATAGGCGGTTGAGGTGTTGATATTTAACATCTCTGCAATTTCTCTAAAGCTGTGACCGAGTGACCTAAGACGAAGTGCTTCGGCGTCATTCTCGGCGTTTTCTAATGTCTTGACGTATCCGCCTCTAGAGTTTTGCGTCATATTTTGCGTCGCCTTAGCGTTGCCCTTTCAATATCTGACGCCCCAACTCAGCTCGCTCCTGAACACTAAGAACGTGACCGTGTTCTGTTATCTCACTCTGTCTTGCTTGTGCGTCGAGGCGTTCCTGTTCCTGTCGTGCCTCGTCTTGGAGCTTGGCCTGTTCGGTTGCCATAACTGCCTCTTTCTGTGCTTTTAATGCTTTGTGTTCGTTGTTAAGTCGTTGTGTTAGCTCAGGGTTTTCTCCGAGAGTGTGTTTCATTAAGTCGCTTGCTTGGCTTTGTGTCAATTCTGAGAGATCGTTAACGCCATAGAGTCTTAAAGCGGCTGGTTTCAATTGTCCTAGAAAGCGTTCGAGTTTGTTCAGTTGGTTCTCCGTTGCTCTAGTTCCAATTTTCCCACTTGTTTGTTTTTCTTGCTTTGCCTTAAATAAGTCTTTATATAAGTCTTTATCTATATATAACGAACTCACAGTTTGTTGAGGTGTTACCTCAGTATTTTGTGAGTTGATAGAGCCTCGTGCCTCTGCGTTGAAAGTTGAGGTTGTACCTGCGCTCGTAGTTGACTCAGTGCTGACGGTTCTATAAGTAGAAGCAGAAAGAACGATATTCACCGTTTCCTTCTTGCTTGGTTTACGGTAGTTCAGTAGAAAGCAGTTACCAGCTTTTCGTGATGTTCCTCGTTTTACTGTTTGACGCTGAGGAATTATCTCTAGAAAACCTGCGTCTTGAAGTTTCAACGCCTGATTTCTAACTGTGTTCGGGTGCAGTTGAGTTTCATCTGCGAGCTCTTTCCACGTTCTAGGCGATAGGTGAAGGCGACCATCTTTTGTGTATTGAGCCTCGTGCAGTTTGAGCCACAGAGCGAGGCAGTGAGAGACACCAGTCTCAAAAGACAGAGACAGGGTTTCGTGCGTCACGCTGTTGAAGTCTCGGGTTGCGTTTGGTGCGGCTATGCCTTTAACGATCTTTCCATAGGGCAGTATTGCCTCGTAATAAAGGGTTTCCTCGTGGATAGTTGACAGCTGATTGCTATCTGTGTCACCCTTAGAGGGTTCGTCAAATAATGAGCTGTCCTCGTAAAGAGGCGTGTTCGGATTAAGTCTCGGGTTGCCGCCCGAGACTTTTTCATTTATGAGCGTCGTCAAATGAGCTCCTATGTTCTTTTAATGTGCCGTATCTCGGGCTTTCTTTTGTTTGCTGAGTTCTTTAGATAGAGACGCCTCGACTAACGCCGATACGCTCGACCCTTCTCTGTCAGCTACCTTTCGGGCAAAATCTGCGAGCTCGTTAGGAAGCCTGATAGAGACAATGCGAGTGTCCGACACAGTGCGGCCTGTCCTTGCGTTGTTCTTTTTCAGTTGCATTTTTTGCCTTTCTTGGTCGCTCTAATTGTACCACTTGTATTACAGTTTTGCTGATGAGCGACGTAACACTTTCACTTAAAGAAGCCGCTAAGCGTGCTGGTATATCCGAGGTAACGCTGAGGCGTCTTGTTAAGTCGGGAAAGGTACAGGCTGAGCCTCGTGCCGATACAAGACAGCCGTACAAGGTGACTACTCAGGCACTACTCAATGCGGGTCTTTTGATTACTCAGGTGACTAGTCAGCCTGAGACACAGCTGGCTCTCCCTGACGAGGTGGACAGGCTCAGAGCTGACCTTGAAGCCGCCAAGATCGATAGAGACGCCCTACGTGCTGAGAGAGAACGCCTGATAGAACGAGCCAGCCGAGCAGAGGGAGCACTAGAGGAAAGCCGCCAAGCGTTCCAAGCCGCCCTAAGTTCACTGGAGCCAGCCATTAAGGCACTCACTGAGAAGGTTGAGCAGGTGACTAGTCAGCCTGTTAGCTCACGACCATTAATTGACTACTCAGAGCAGAGAGCCAAGCGAAGCCTAATAAGCAGGCTTAGAGTCCGTAAATAGGCCGTTTAGAGGCCGCTCAGCCTTATCTAGCGACTAGTCAGCGACTACTCAGGTCACTATCCAGCTGACTACTCAGCACCTCAACTTGACTAGTCATTTACAGAGTGAGTTCTGTCTCTGTATTGTGATAGTGTAATACACAAGGACAAGGGGAGAATATGAAAGCGATTATCTACACAAGGGTCAGCTCAGGCGAACAGGGTTTGAGTGGACTCGGCCTCGAAGCTCAGGCCGCTAAGTGCTCTGACTACGCAAGCCGACAAGGTATTGAAGTAGTTGAGACGTTGACCGAGGTAAAGAGCGGTAAGAGCGTGAAGGCTCGACCAGTTCTCTGTGAAGCGTTGACCCGCCTAAAGGCTGGTGAGGCTGATGTTCTTGTAGTTGCCAAGCTCGACAGGCTCAGTCGTTCACTCTTTGACTTTGCGACCTTGCTACAACGTGCCGAGCGTGAAGGTTGGTCAGTTGTTTTGCTTGACCTCGGTGTGGACACAACGACACCAGTAGGCCGTATGCAGGCTCAGATCGTTGCGAGTGTTGCCGAGTTTGAGCGAGCTCGTATCTCTGAGCGTTGCTCTGAGGCCGCTAAGGCCAAGAAGGCACGAGGTCAGCGTGTTGGTGGTGTTGGTGTAACGCCTCTGTCTACCATTAAGAAGGTTGTTGACTTGCGCTCTAACGGTTGGACACTCACAGCTATCGCTAACGAGTTCAATGCGTCGGGCGTTGCTACTGGTCGAGGTGGTGCTAAGTGGTATCCGTCAAGCGTGAAGGCACTACTTGAAAG